GCTGGAGATGTTAAAGAAACAAGTGCAGCCCTCAAAGATGTAGTTGCTTGAGCTGTACTAATACCACTTGCAGTTATTGTAGCCATAGCTGCATTTACGCCATCTAAACTAAGATTTGCAGAACGAGCAAAAGGCAACACTTGACCTAAACTTGATGCAAGTTCAGCCATAGTTGTTTTACCTAACCTAACTGTAGTAAATAATGAATCACTAACCGCATCAACATCGTCAGCTGTCTTTCCCATTGCGTTTAAAGCTGTTGTAAGAATATCTGCAGCTTCAGCTGCTCCTGTTACACCACCAACAGCTAATTTAGAACTGGCTTCTAGTATCTTTGCAGAATCAGCTGCATTGCTAAACCCTGCAGAAACAATATCGTATTTTGCTTTGCTTATAGAACTAAGGGCTAATCCTGAATTAATAGATACAGACCTTAATTCCCTTGACATTGTTTTTAATTGGTTTTCATTGAAACCTTTTATTAATGTTCCAACCTCCAATAAGTTTTTTTGAAAATCTCCTGCTAGTTTTGTAGATAAAACACCAGCACCTAATCCTGCAAGACTTGCTTTTTTACCTATGTCTGCAACTGCACTTCCTACTTTTTTTAAAGCACCTGCAGTTTTCTTAGCACCTTTTTCACTTACTTTTAGTATTAAATTTTTAGCCATCTGATTTATGCTTCTTTACATTATTTATTTCTTGTTCTATTATACCAAAACAATCAACTTGAAAAGCAGAAATAGAATCTAAATCTTTTGCGATAGGAATATTATAAGTCGTTACAAGCTTGTAATCTTCTAAAATATCCCAAACCCATTTTTTTATATGGTCAATAGGGTTACAAAAAAAAGGCATTTCATAGTATAAAGTTTGACCTATACCAAATTTAGAAATACCTTTTTGATTTAATACTTTTTCTATTTCATCCTCTACTTGTTTTTCATTTTCAAAAAAAATTCTTTTATTGGTAACAGGCGACCGAGAGGTGTAAGGATAATTATACTTATTATCTGGAAACCCTAATTGAGTAAACCAGACTGCACATCTCAATCGCCAGTAGAGTTTCCCGTTTCTAAACCCATATACGCAATTATTATTGCAGTTAAAACTTCATCTTCTTCTAAAGCGGATAATCCTTTTAGCTTTTTTTCTGCTTTTTTTTCATCGCCAAAAGCTAATAAAGTAAATTCATCTGCTAAGTCATGTAACTCTTCAGGAACTTGATTCGCAAATACTGTTTTTACTTTTTTATAATGATCACGCCTTTGTTTTCTAGTGATACTATTCACTTCAAACTCACCGTATTTTGTTTCAACTACCATAATAAACCTCCCTATTATTTTACCAAGTTGTTATCGCACTATTTTCAAATGTCTCTAACTTAAATGCTTCATCTGTACCATTTTGAACACATTCAAATTCTAATGTATGAAATACACCAGCTTCACTAAGGTCTTGCCCTGGATCACCTGTATATTGTATCTCTGCTGTTATTTCCATTTCACCTGCAGCATCATTACCAGCTCCACATATTAGATTTAACGTCATTGTGTTACCATCAAGAAAATCTTGAATGACATTAGTTCCTGCGCTATAATCAAACAAGTCGTCATATTTAATTACAATACTGCCTGTTACAACATATTCAGGAAATACATATGCTTCAGCGTTTCCATTAGTATCAAATCCTATTCTATTAACACCATTACTAATATTAAAAGTAAAAGATTTCATAATAAAAGGCTGATCATCGTTTCCTTCAGCATCTAGGGTTCTAGTATCAAAATCCATCACATTAAAATAGGTGGTTTGAGCATCTACCCAAGTACCATCAAAAGTCTGTTCTAATTTAGTTGCCCCTGTATTAGTCAAAACAGGATTACTAAATCCACTAAAGTAACTACCAGACAGGCTCACAAGACCATTATTGGCTCCTACATCTCCAGCAATGGTGAGATCACTGACAATCACACCAGTAACCAAAATACCCTCACCAGCGGCTGGATAATAAGCTAGGTTCACACTATGAGGTATTGCATCACCTCCTATTGCTTCACCCATTGAAGATGGGTTACTTGTACCATCAATTTCCATTTCATGTAAGATTGAACCACTTTGCCCATTTTCTTGACCAACCAACATAGCGTGTTGTACTAATGTTTTTGGTGTTGCTAACATATCAAAAGGCATGGTAACTGTACCACCTTTTAGATTAGTAACTGTATCAGCGGCATTTTTTACAAGCCCTCTTCCACTTAACAATCTTGATTCTCTGTTTATATTAAATGTTGGTTTTTGAACTTGTACTGCTGGTTGTGTAATAAAAGCAGTTCCATTATTGCCACCATCTGTGTCTAATCCTACTCCAAAAGCTGTCTCTGCCTTTAAGCCATATTTGACATTACTTATTGGAAGCACTCTTGTATCAGCCATTATTTAGCCTCCTTCTTTGATTTTCCTTTTACTTTCTCAACAACTCCCATATCAAGAAGTTCTTGAGATACTTCCTCAGTTGCCTCTATGACTTCACCAGACCTGAGTTTATCCAATGAACCTTTATCACAAAGAACCCCATTTGGGTTTACTCTGTGCAATTTTTCTAATTTGCCTTTTATCTTCATGTTATAACCTCAATACTATTGCAATTAAAATTAGCTACACCTCTCAAAAGGGTGTCATCATCTTCATCCCTTATATATTCAATGCTTGTAATATGTGCATCAAACCATACAGAACCATTATTATAAATTTTATTATTAAATATTAATTTTTTTAATCTTTCCATCACCAATGCAATTTGCCTCATATTAAGTTTGGTATATTGACCACCAATCTTTAGTTGATATGATATTTCAACATTGTATTCCCTTTGCTGACCAGTTGAAAGAAAAGTAACAAATTCATCTGATGTAGGAACAAGCAAGAATGATTGATTACCCCTATGCTCATCATAATGAACTGGTGTATCAAATTCACCATTAATGACTGTTGCCAAACTTTCCATAATGTTGTCATAAAATACATTTGTGAAATCTACTGGCATTAGTATCTACTGGTTCTAACTGTTTTAATTGCAGACAGCCTTTCATCAATCTCACCTGACACTTCAAGTTCCCACTCATCGCTTGTAGTATATAATCCGGGGCTAAACCTGACATACATATTGTGCCCAATTAACTGCCAATACCCATCAATAATTTCATCATTAGCCATTTGTTCTAGCTTTAATCCATTTTCATTGCCTATAAAAGAATTGAATTTCACACTTGTGTTAGCTGTTCCAGCAGTAAATGTTCCACCATTACTAATAATAATTTTAATAACATCCCACGGATATGTTGATCTACCTCTTATATCTACAATGCCACCAGTCGTATTTGAATTGACTGAAACTGGTCTTAGTATACCCCTGTATTTGTTTTCATCTTCATGTTGGTATAGTGTTATCTCACCCTTTCTTAACCTATCAAGAAAGCCTGTTTCCTCATCATTCATTGCTTGTGATTTAATCTGGTCTGCTTTTTCAAAATCATGTGGTCTTACTAGGCTTTCTACTGCCATAATGGCTGTTGATCTCACAATAATCTCTGGATAATCATTACCAACAGCATCCGCAGTGCCAACTCCCTTGTTAGGGTATATGGGAAAGGGGAGGTAACTTCTAACAAAGTCACTGGCACGTTTGACTGCCTCAGTCTTTAAATCACTCCAGTCTCTGGATGCCTCAAACACACTACTATTCAGTGTATTGATGCTTGTGCCTTGAAAATAATATTCAAGTAAATCTGTTGAAGCTGTATATCTATATTGGTCATCTGAACTTGGTTGGCTAGATGTTGCAGTTAATTCTTTACCATCCTTATAAACCTGACCACTGCAATCCCCTGTATTATATAGGTAATAAAGATGGGAAGTTCCTGAAGCCACCCAATTACTTGTTAAAACTTTTTTATGGTCAAATTCACCCAAATAAGGCTCAATAAATGTAAGGTCTGTTGTAGTATTACAGTAGCTTGGTTGATATGTACTCATGCCTGTGCCTCTGGTTTAAATGGTTCAAATCCAACAATCTCCAATTCTAGGCTTCTTATTCCTTCTATAATGTTTATTAGCATTTCTTTCTCATCAATACTTGTGTTATCTAAAATTATATTTGATAAATCAATTTGTCTTGCTAGTTCTTTACACCTCATAATTACATCAAAAGCATTTATATTTTCTTCTTTAGTCCTTATTTCTTTGATCTTTTCCATTTTAGGTACTCTGCACCTTCATAGGCATTAAATATAGTTGTAATAAGCCTATTATCATCATCCTCATATTGTGGATCAATGATTGTAACTGGTGCATTAAAGATGTTTTTGTCATCTAATCCTAACTTATCAGCATAATTATCTAAAATCTTAAAACTTGCAACTTGCAAGGCATGAGAAATTAACCCTGATGCTGGGTCTTTTAAAACCTGATACCCTGACACATGGGTATGTCCACAAGTAAGAATGTGGTCTTTCCATCCCATTTGAGCCGCTTTGGCTACCCCATGTGCTGTATTCCACATTGAATTGCCCTTGAAAGTATGCCTAGCATTGATTCTGATTTCTTTACCATTAGGGAATCTTAGATTCAACCTAGCACCCCATTTCTCATAAACACCCTTGTGATCCCTCATTATAAAATCTAAAGGATCACCATCACCTGACCAGACATCGTGGTTTCCAGCTATCAAATATAGCCAATTAACACTATTTACAAAGTGTTCTGTAAGCCTCCATGATTCTTTTGCAGTAGTAGATTGTTGCCCATACAAAAATGACAATCTACCAATCCAGTTGTTTTGCACATCACCTAGATTTCCAGCAAACATACCATCTGTATTATTTATTAAATCACATAGCTTGTAAATATCAGCAATGTTTGTACCATCATCATCAATGTGGGGATCACCAAAATGACAAATTCCAATAGCATCTTTGGTTTTAATATCAAGATTGATTAACCTTCTTGACTCTTTTCCTTTTACCTTTACTGAGTATTTTCTTTTTCTATGCTCAATTAATTCTTCTATTGGTATGTAGTCTGGATCAGTTATTTCTTTTACAAATTCAGCCTTTTCAAGTATGCTTGGATTGACAGTTCTTTTACCACATGAATTGCACATCCACTGTTGTCTTTTTGAATTTGCCCTGTATAGATAGCCAAATTTTCTAATGCTTCTACTGCCACAATATCTGCACCCTATGATATTACCATCTACATCTTGAATAATATCATTAGCCATATTTCATGACTATCTTTTTAAAATGTTCTTCAGTTCCAGAGCCAGATGAAGTGTTATAATACCTTTTCCAGTATTGAGATTGTTCATCAAGTGTTTTAGGCATAGGGTGTGGCACTCTCCAATAGTGTAAACGACAAGCAACAATCCCAGCAATGAGGTTTGTTGTAAGTATATCTCTCCATTTATCCTCATCAGGTGCAGTGAAAAAACTCCAATCAAGATAACATATTTCAGCAACCTTTTTTAATAGGTCTTTTCTATATTGTAAGTAATCATTGCACAAAGATACCATTACCCAAGGTTCACATTGCCAAAAACCTCTGGCTATATTTGATCCACCTTTCTGCATGATATACTTATATTTAGATTCAACTAAACCAGTTCTGTAAACCAGCATTTGTGCATCTTGACTAGCATATTTAGAACCCATCTTTTCAAGAGTGTCCTTAATGACTGTTAGCATTTGCATTGAGTCAATCATTACTTACCTTTAAAAACACCTTCAAGAATATCTGTTACTACATCTACTATCTTTTCAAAGAAGATTTGCTCTTTATCTTCTGAAACAAATGGTATGTCTATTCTCTTATTTATTGCAGTAGCAATTTTTTCTGCCATCTCATCTGATCCTAAATGATCCATTGCCTGTTGTTGCATTTTCTCAGCTTGTTCTTCAGCAAGTTTGATTAGCATTGATTTTAAATCCATTATTATCTCCTAGTTTAGATTAGTGAATAAAAAAATTATTATAGCCATACCACCTAAAATATAGTTTCTCCAATTCTCAAGTGATCTAGTTCTTCCATTTGATATTTTAAGCTGTTCTTTTATATCTGGTAATTCTCTTTGCAAAATAGATTCTATCCTTGCCAATCTTTCCTTGACACTACTTCTATATTCATCAATGCTTTCATAATCCATTTTATTTTCTCCTAGTCTTACTAGGTGACCATTTAACCTTATTTGCCCACCATGCCGCTGAACTTTTACCCTTTGCAATGTTCTTTCTGTGACGAGCCTTAAATGCTCTTCTTTGTGCAACTGTTTGATTAGTTCTAACACCTTGCTGACCAAACCTAATTAACTTAGTTACAGTTCTACTACCTTGCTTAAATCTTGCAAGTACCACATGAGACTTGGTTTTGTGTCTTGGTGTTCTTTTGGGTTTATTATATCCTGACAAACCAAACCTTTTTAATCTAGGGTCTTTAGCCATCAATTTTTACTTGACCCATTTAATCTTCCAGACATATAACTTATCTTATCACTTAAATCATCAACTTCTTTCATTAATGATTCATGCCTTCTATCCATTTTATCATTTGAAGAAGTTTTAAATTGATTTATTGAATCAATAAGTTTGACAGATATGGAATAACATGAATTAATTTCTGTTTGCATTTTTGAAATATCTTGCTTGATAACATCTAAATCTTCAGATTGATCTTTTTGTGATACTACTAGGTTATTTAATAAATATAAAAATCCAAGAGTCATTATTCCCATAGCACCTAATTGACCATACAATTCTATCATTTGTGCTATATCCATCAATCACCCTTCCTTAATACTTTGTCTAATAAACTTTTATTCATCTCTGTTAGTCTTTGTTCTCTTTCTGCTTCTAAGGGCTTCATTCTTTCATCAAGATTTTCTTCAAACTCAATCAAAGCTTCTTTTATGTTTTCTATTTCTTTTGTGTTGTCATTAATATTTGCATTGATTGTAAACCATGCCCCTGTAAGAGTAAACACCATAATAAATATTTGAACCATCCACTTAACTGATATGTGAATTTGCAATTCATCATTTAATGGTTTTTTCATTTAACTTCCCAGCCACATACAGACCAGCCAGAATCACACCCTACCAATAAAAACATAATTAACACTAATATCATAACTTGTGCTAATCTCATAATCAACTTCATAATCTACATTCATAATACCATCCACCAAGCTATCCCTGTTTCAACAACTATATCAGCCATTGTGTTATAAGCCCATCTTTCTTTTGTCACATAAGGCTTGTAATCCTCTATATACCATTCAAATACTTCCCAAGCTATCCCAACTATAAGCACACCTAAAACACACCATAAATCAGACCATCCACACCACTGGAATATTTTACAAAGAAATGCACCAGCGGCAATATGGTAAGAAGTCCATCCATCAAGTTGCCCTGTTTTTAGTTGCCATTGTACTAATTTATTTAATGGGCTTTTCATCTTTCAACTACCTTGTGATTTACTATTTTATGCTTAACAATATCAATGCGACCATGACCATCAGAGTCTTTTAAGTTTTCACACTCCTTCACATATGCTTCTTCAATGGTTTTGAATGAATCACTTTTTTTAATTATAGTGTCACCATTTCTAAGAAAGTAGTTCTTACTACTTGGATATGTTAATGTAGTAAAAGTTCCATCAGCCAACTTCACTTTTTTAGTCATTCCTTTTTTATTATTAAAATGAA